TACCGTGGTCTTCTTTTGAAGAAAGGTCAGAACAACCCAGAGACTATGGACGCTGAGTTCAAGGATTGGGTATTTGACTACTTCGCAAAATTGTCTGCTGAGAAAGCATTGACTGTTGCAGGTACTGAATTGACTACTGAAATGGCTGCTGATGCTTCTGTAATAGACTTCCCACTTGGTGGAGCCATCACTTCTGCTAATGTACTTGACAAATTGGAAGGTGCTTACGAAGAAATGTCTGACGTTATGTTGGCTGCTGTTTACGGTGATGCTGACCGTGATTTCAAACCTGCTATCTTCTTGGGAACTGCTGCTATGCAAGCTTACCAAATCGCTATCGCTGGTTTATACACTACAACTCCACAAGGTGTTGTAGAAGGTGGCGTACCGAACTACTACGGTATGGAAGTTATCCACTTCCCATCTATGCCTGCTGGCCAATTTATGATTTCTGCTGCACAGAACATCGTAATGTTGACTGACGAGTACAATGACGTTCGTGCCATTGATATGAAGTACGAAGCTGAATTGTCTTCTGATAAAATCTGGGGTCAGTTCAAGTTAGGTTTCTCTTACTTGAAAGGCGACGAGATTGTCTACGCTGCATAATAATAACTAACGGAAGGGCTTCGGCCCTTCCTTAATACCCTATAACAAATGGCTTGTAATGTAAATCTTGGTAACGATATTACCTACTCTTGTGATGACATCGCAATTGGTGGTATTGTTAAGCTTGGTTTGGTAAATAAATCAGACCTATTTAAAACAGGTGGCGCACTTGAAAACGCTACCGTAGATAATAGTGACCGTGAGATTGGCGGGACTATTGTTGCTATTGATGCAGCAGATGGTATTGAGATTAGCTTTAACAATAAAGACGGATTCTCTGTATTCAGTGAAGTAAAAACTGTAAGTGCTGACGGTGTTGTATCTTGTGTGCCTACTATTTCTGTAGAGCTTCCGAAGATGACTCCTTCTAAAGTATCTGAACTAAACAAAATTTCTAAAGGTGGTGCTGAATTAGTTGCTCTTGTTGAGACTGCTGCTGGAACTTACCACGTTGTTGGTTTGGACTACGGATTGTACGCGGGTACTGTTGACGCTAACTCTGGAACTGGTCGTTCTGAAAAGAACCGCTTCCAATTGACCGTAACTGGTGATGAGCTTGGTCTTGGTTTCTCTCTTGCGGAAACTGGTGGTGACCTTGGTAAAGCTAACTGGGATACCTTAACTGGTAGCATCCTTGCTTAATAGCAATCTTGTAAATTAACACAAGGGGGTGAGGCGAAAACCTCGCCCCTTTTTATTTAAGAATATATGGCTTTCAATTGTAGCATTTTATTAAGCGATATTGATATTAACTGTAACAAACGAGTTACAGGTGGTATCAAGAAAGCTGTCCTATTATTACAAAAAGACTTGACGATTACCTTTAATCCTCTTGATGAGACACAGGTAACTCAAGTTGATACTGTAGACACCGTAAAGTTTGAGCATAACCCAAAGGACGGAACTACAACATTCACAGAAAACAAGAACACCTCCAATGGATTGGGTGTTGTTTCTACTGATATTACTATCCAAGCTCCTGCTGTAGACAATAAGGTAAATCAAATAGACCTTATGAGCCGCAGAGAGGACATCTGCTGCGTTCTTTTACACAACAACGACACTGTGACCATCAGTGGGTGGATGGATGGCTTAACGATGAACTATGAGGCTAACAGCGGTACAGGTACTGGTGAGAAGTCTTATGTCAATATAACACTAAATACCGAAAGTGGTATCGCTTCTTTGGCAATCAATGATAAAGCGGTGTTTAGCGACCAAACCATTTTTGATTAATGGGTTATTTACTGAATAACGGAACGGGATATATGAAGGATGCTGTGCAAGTTAATGTGCAGCCTAAATACCTATATGTAAGAGGTGGATACTCTGGCAGTTCTGTTTATTCTGGATATGAAGGCTTTGGCACAAGAGTGCTTGCGGATGGTGCTACCATAGAGTCTTATGCTTGTGTTGCAAATGAAATAAACAATTCTCCTACAGCTAATATAGGCCGTGAATTATTTGAGGCTTACGCTGCTCGTGTAGCATTAGCGGGTGGAGATACAGAGGCAAGAAACTGCACTATAACAGAATTATACAATTTAAAACAATAATAAAATGGCTTACGAAAATATCGTAAAGGAAGGAAACTTTTATCAAACAGCCACAGGTGATTACGGATTCAGAGTGGTTGAGGGCGGTGCTTCTACAACTGATTCTTGTCGTGCTATTCAAGCATTAGAGGACAGTGTGGTAACAACCACAACACAAGCAGGTGATGCGCTTACTTCAGTTAGTCTATCAGAGGGTACTACTGTCTTTGGTAAGTTTGACAGTGTTGCTGTGTCTTCGGGCAAGGTATTAGCTTACAAAGCGATACTGTAAATGAATTTAATAAACAGCATATCTCTTATATCATCAAGGGTTATCAGTAAGCTATTGGCTTCTGTATTAGCCTTTGTTGAAAGAGTTGAGAGCGATGGTGGTGTTATTGAATCTGCTAAATGTGTTAACAAGGCTATTAAAAGAACCCCTACTGTTGATGGTGGCGAGTTTTTATTCAATCATTATTCTATAAGAGTATCTTCTCTTGGCGGTGCTACCGAGGCTAATGCTTGTACTATAACAGAATTAAACAAATTATTATGAGTAAACTATTTGACTTTAGTAGTTTAGCAATGATACCTACTGCGGTAAAGGATGGTAAGTTGTATAGCATACGCCCTACGGATGGAGATGGAGACTTCACCTTTAGTAGGGGTTCAAATCTTGCTGCTACGAGGGTAGATGTTAATGGTCTTATTGAGAAGGGTAGAGAGAATACGATATTGTATTCTAACGATTTCAGCCGTTCTCAATGGAACAAGGATAATACGACTGCTGTAAGTGGTTACACATCGTATGATGGTTCAAATAATGCGTGGAAGATTATTCCAAGCACAAGTACAACATATCATAGAATAAAGCAGATACAAACTTGGTCGTATGATGTTCGTACTGCAAGTATTTATGCTAAAGCAGATGGATATAATTTTGTAAACTTTGTTACATATACAGGAGCGACTGACCTTTCCGTACAAGTTGATTTAAGTAATGGTACGATAGTTTCTCAATTAGGAAGCACTTTAATTGATACCGACATACGGAGCGCAGGGAATGGTTGGTATAGAATATCAATAACAGGTAGTGGTTCATCAACCACAAGTCAATATGGATTTCAAGTATATCTACTTGAAGATTTAGGCGTTAGTAGTTGGGCAGGAGATGGTACATCAGGAATCTTATTTGCCGATGCTCAAAGAGAATTAGGCTTGGTTGCTACTGACTACATTGAGACAGGTTCTTCTACTGCCCAAGCAGGTATATTAGAGGACTTACCGAGATTAGATTATAGTGGTTCGTGTCCTGCTCTTTTACTTGAGCCTCAACGGAGTAATTCAATTACAGGAAGTGAGTATTTTGATGGAGGTAATCTTCAAGACACACAATTAAGTGCTGAATATAATACTGCAGATACATTAAGTCCTGAAGGTACTTATAATGCAGTCAAACTTACCGCAACAAACAATTTTCCAAGATATTATGATTATCCTACTATTGGGGATAATGTTGATGTAACATTATCAGTTTTTGCAAAAGCAGGAGATGCATCAGTATTTACAATGAGAGCATTTGATAAAAGTAGTGATACCGCAGTAGTTAATTTTGACTTATCTGCAGGAACTGCGGAGTTATCTCAATTTGACGATTTATCTCCTTCTTTCACTATTGAAGATATGGGTAACGATTGGTATAGATGTTCTATAACAACTAATACAGGAAGTGGTGCTACCGCATTTCAAATTAGACCAATTAGCCACGCTCAAAGCGAAACAGGCGGTTGGTCTGGTTCTAACTATATCTACACTTATGGTGCGCAAATGGAGGCAGGAAGCTATCCAACTTCGTATATACCCACCTATGGTTCTGCGGTTACGAGGTCGCTTGACAAATGCGAATTGTTTGGTATGAATGCATCAGGTATCTCAACCTCTAATAATTGGACTTACTTTATTGACATAGATAATTTTGAAGCAGGACAAGAAGCATTTTATTTACGCTCAACAAGTGGTGAACTAATGCATTTATATACGACATCATTGGGTTACAGAACTTCAGCATCGGGAAGTACATATCCTGCTTCGTGGAGTTTTACAGGTTACAATGGAACTAATACTCAATTAAGAATGTGTATTAGATACGATGGTGATAAACTTGTAGTGTTTATGAATGGCTCTAAAAAAAGTGATGAAATAGATAGTTCTTTACTATCATCTAGATTTAACAATCCATTTGACCAAGACAAGTTTCACTTTGCAGGAAACTCAAAGTGGGACACGAATCAAAAATTATTCTTTGACACGGCATTAACTGATAGCGAGTGTATCGCATTAACAACTATATAAGATGAGTATATACGACAAATCAAGTTTGGTCTTAATACCAAGCGGTACAAAGGCAGGAAAGGTCTACTCGCAGAAGCCAGTCAGCGGTGATGGTGATTTTACTTTCACTCGTTCATCTGCTGCTACGAGAATTAATGCAGATGGTAATATAGAGAAGGAGACTCAAAACCTGCTCTTGCAGAGTAATGGGTTTACTACCACTTGGACAAAGACAGGCTCTCTTACTTTGACATCAGGGCAGAGTGGATATGATGGAAGTAGTGATGCTTGGAAACTTGATGTTGCCCAAGTATTTGATAGAGTGATGCAATCTACATCTACAAGCGGTGTGCATACTTTTTCGGTATATGCAAAGAAAGGAACTTTAGAAGGTGTATTTCTTCGTGCATCAAGTTCGGATGCACCAAGAAGTTTCTTTAACTTAAATAATGGTACTCTTGGAAGCCCCGCAGGGAATCTTATTGATGCTGCTATTGAAGATGTAGGAGGCGGTTGGTACAGATGTTCTATTACATATAGTGATAGCGTTACTCAATTCCGTATATATCCTGCTAATGCTGATAATACTTTCCCAGCATCAGGTAACATCTACATCCAAGATGCCCAACTTGAGCAGGGACTTGTAGCAAGAGATGTTATTACTACAACTACATCTGCCGTATATGGAGGTATTACTGATAATGTACCAAGATTGGACTATACGGATAGTTCGTGTCCTTCACTCTTGTTAGAGCCACAAAGGACTAATGATATTCCATATAGCGAATATAGTGGAAGTGGTGCATTGACAGGGTTTACTACAGGTACATCCACCCAAACAATTACAAATAATTATACAGAATCTCCTGAAGGATTTGATAATGCTATTAGATTTCAAGCAACTTGCGGTAGTACAATAAATGATAGAAGTGGTTTGAGAGATTTGGTAAATGTATCTTTAAGTGATGCAACATTGAGTTTTTATATGAAATCCAATACAGGCTCAAACCAAACATTAACATTTCATTATGCAGGAGGGCATAGAAGTACGATTGTAGCTACTCCAGAGTGGCAAAGATTTGACTACACGGAGGTTTCTCCTGTAACCTCAAACTATTGTGGTTTTGAGATACGAGGAACAATAACGGATACTAATGTTGATGTATCAGTATATGGATTCCAAATGGAACAAGGAAGCTACGCAACATCCTACATCCCTACCTATGGGAGTAGTGTAACGAGGAATCAAGAAGATTGTAACAAAACAAGCGTAAGCGACTTAATAGGTCAAACGGAGGGAGCATTTTTTACTGAATTTAAAATTGAAAATTTAGAGAACTTGGCTACTCGTAGGCTGCTTACATTAA